CTCGCCTTTTAAAAACTATACTAATTTTTACGCGTGGGCAAAAGATTATGTTAACGTAAAAAAGAAGTATTTAGGATATGCTGAAGTGAACGATTACACCGATGCAAATCAAGAGCAAATTAAAAAAGTAATTGATAAATATATGATTTCATTCACGCAAAAAGAAGCAGGATTTGAAACAAGCGTAAACGAAACTATTATTTATATTGATATGTTGCCGATAACTTATAAGATAACAGAAAAGTTAAAAAAAGACAAAGTATTCGAGGGTAAAGATGATTTAATTATTGCTGATACTGGTGCAAAAATTATGAGCAAATTACATCAATTGTATAGCGGAACTGTTATTTTAGATAGTGGTAATTCAATGATTTTAGATAAAAGTAAGTTGGTTTATTTACGAAATAATTTTGAACAAAATAAGATAGCTATATTTTACAAGTTTCAAGCAGAAAAGGAAATGATACAAAACTTTTTTGGCGACAGGATTTGTTTTGATTTAGAAACCTTTGACAATTCTAATAAAAATATAGCTTTGCAAATTGTTTCGGGGCGTGAGGGAATAAGTTTAAAAAATGCGGAATACTTATTTTATTTAACGCCAGACTTTTCAGCCACTTCTTATTGGCAGTCTAGGGATAGATTAACTACAATGGATCGAAAAGAAAATAATATATTTTGGTTGTTTGCTCGTGGTGGCATTGAAAGTTATATTTACAAATCGATTATGAATAAAAAGAATTATACTTTATCACAATTTAAAAAAGATGTAAAATGTTAGAAAATAAGATTCAAACTAAAATTAAAAAACGTTTAGAAAAAGAGGGGTGGGAAGTAATAAAACTTATTCGTACCAGTATGGTAGGTATTCCTGATTTAATGGCGTTACGTAACGGAGTAGTTAAGTTTATTGAAGTAAAACAAACAATAGGAATACTAAGCGAAATACAAAAAATAAGAATAAAACAATTAAGAGAAAAAGGATTTGAAGTATTAACATGGACTGATTACGAAACAAACTATGAAAAAAACTAATTGCATCCATTGCCAGCTAAAATGCAAAGTACACGGAAAAACAGAATGCTCAAAATACAACGCTATAGCAGACCGCCCAAATCAACTACCAAAGCTAATAAGGGAAGCAATAAACAAAGGCGACCATAAAAAAATAAAGGAGTTGCAAGTCGAACTGGATCAGTTTAATTATGGTAAATGTTAAAAGAGTGTTAAAATTAATATTTAGAGTTGCAAATGTAAATAGTTGTTGTATCTTTGACCCAACAAATAAAAAGAAACATTATGACAACTATAAAAGAACAAAACGGAATTTCAATCACATTTAATGGTAAAAGTACTTATATGATTGTATCTAAACAAGAATTTGGAACTTCGGATGTAATTTATGGTCGTGTCGACACAGAAAGAAAAGCAAACAACTTATTTAATAAAATACTAAAACAAATCTAATTATGAAAACATCAGAAAAAATAATCGCAGTCTTAACAATCGCTGTAATAATAGCAATTCATTTAATAACCCCAAATATTTATAAATAATGATAAAAGTAATTGAAAATTTAAACATTGACCACAACGGGACAATATACACGCCCGAAAGTGTAGGATACCATTCTCTATACTGCAAGTTCATTCAAAAAAACATTCCTTTTAAAACAGGCTCTGTAATCGAAGAAAAAGAAGTTGGACGACCTAGAACATCAAACAGAGAGCGATTGCAGTTATACGTACAAGAAAAGCACGTTAAAATGGTTCGAACGTTTAAACAGGGTTTAGATATTGAGGAATACATCGTGAAAAAAGTAAATGAGGGACAAGAAAGCGATGTTAAGCCTTATACAATTGAAACAATACCATTTAATTTGATCGAGTTTTGGGTAGAACAATATAAAATAGAAAAGTTATGAAAAAATTATTAATCACATTATTATTCCCTGTTTTCGCATTTAGCCAAACAGGGGTATATCATCAATTCGTTTCTTCAAATTGGATGCTCGGAGCAGATGCATTATTTGGAATAAACAACGGTCATATAGGAATAGGATTCTCAGGCGCATTAGATAAAATGACCTCATCAGGAGAATGGAAAGCAGGAAAAGCACAAGATTACGAAAAACAATACATAACAGGTCAAGAAAAAGAAAGATGGTTTTCTTGTTACGGAATTGTATCTAAAGGATACATAAACGAAATACAAGTTTCATTTAATGTTGGATTCGGTTTATTCGATGTAAAGGACGAATTTAATAATAATGGCTATTTGTATAATAAAAACAAATTAGTTCAATTCGTGCCTTTAATTGGAGTGAGTGGGCAATACGCAATTACTAGAGATGTTGGCGTAATGATTGGATCCGACACATTCAACGGAGCAAAAATAGGAATATCAATAATTTTTGAGTAGTATGAAAAGAGAAATTAAGTTTAGAGCGTGGATTAGAGTAGATGTTGATTATGAAGATAATGACATTAAAGCTATGACGTATGATTTGGCTTTTAGTAAATACGAACCGATAAATGACTTGCTAAATAAGCAGTCTGATTTAATGCAATTCACAGGACTAAAAGACAAAAACGGAGTTGATATTTACGAGGGGGATATTTTAAATGTTCAGTATAATTATTATGGAAATCAAATAGTTAAATTTGACAACGGAAAATATAATATATCTAAATTCCTTTTAGAAAAATGCCAAGTAATAGGTAATATTTACGAAAATCCAGAACTAATATGAGAACAACAAAAAAGAATCCAGAAACAAAAAAAGTATATATTTTTGATGAACCGTACGACAACAGAGAACAAGCCAAAAAATTAGCTGAACTAAATAAAAACAAAAAAGTAGATAGGTATGACATTAAGAGATAAAATAGTAAGTATTATTTGGGGAATGGATCCGTTAGAGGTAGTTAATGATTTAGAAAAAATAGCAGATGATTACGCTGTTAAGTTTGGCGAATGGTTACGTGTAGAAGCTTATGACGCTGGTGACAGTTGGGTTTATATACAAGACAATCAAGACTACACAACCGAGGAATTAAGGAAAATATTTAAAAAAGAAAAAGGATTATGACACCACAAACTAAAATTAAAATAGGACTTTTGTATTTTTGGCTTTTTATTGTAATTTTTATTAATTTAATTTTGTAAATTTGTGGCTATGGCATACGATAAAGAAAAAACATTCGGAAGTATATTGTCTTTCATTGAAGAGGGAAATTCTTTGCGTTCTGCATTAAGGCGTGAGAATATGCCTAGTAGCACTACTTTTTTAGAATGGATTAAAGAAGACAACGAAAAAGCTGTACAATACGCGCGCGCAATGGAAGTGCGATCTGATGTTATTTTTGAGCAAATATTAATTATTGCCGATTCAAACGAAAAGGATATTTTAGGAGTAGATGACAACGGTAAAGAAATAGTTAATAACGATGTTATACAACGCAATAGACTTCAAATTGACGCCAGAAAATGGATGTTAGGGAAAATGCAACCTAAAAAGTATGGCGAAAAGTTAGACCTTACAAGCGGCGGAGATAAAATACAAAATAATACTTCTGCTATTAAAGTCCGTATAATCGAAAATGATGACGACGAACAGTAACGAAATAGAATTTTTAGCTACTAAAGTATTTCGGGATATTTGGACAGCTTCACAATCTGGAAAATATAAGCTAATAGTAGAAGAGGGAAGTTCCAGAAGTTCAAAAACTTGGAGTAACTTTCAAAACTTATTTTTAGATTTATTTGAAAACCCTTTAACTACTTGTACAATTTTAAGAGATACTCAAAAATCTTGTAGGGAAATTGTAGAGGTTGATTGGGTAAAATGGCTATCCGATCCAAAGGGTAGAAAAAAGCAGTTAGAAAAAAAAGAAATAACCGTACAAGAGTTTGACGAATATATTAAAAAAGAAAATCTAACAAAGTATTTTTTAAGAAACAAAACAAATCATACTTGGACTTTCTTACATAATAATTCTTTTATTCGCTTTACAGGACTAGACGATGAAGATGATGCAATGGGTATGACACAGGACATTTGTTGGATTAACGAGCCTTACAAATTCTCTCACGAAGTTTACAAACAACTTTCACAAAGGACTAGCAAATACATTTTATTCGATTGGAATCCTAAACAAACTCATTGGGTAAATGAAGAAAAGAGAAAATAATACAATTACTTTGTTTTCTACTTTTGAAGATAACCCTTTTTGCCCTTTAGAATCTAAAATACAAATACAATCTTATCAACCTTTATCACATTGTAGCACTATTTTAAGCGGGTTAATTGATGAAAATTATAACATTGAATCTAATGTAAAGAACTTAAATAATAAGCAATTAAATGAGATTAAAAGATGCCGTTACAATGAATCAGTAGGTAGTGCAAGTTTATATCATTGGTTAGTATTTGGCAGGGGTGAAAAGAGCGAAAAGCCAAACAGAATTTTTAAAGGATGGAAAACATTAAATGACAAAGATTTTTATAAACTACCTTTTCAAACATATTACGGATTAGATTTTGGCTTGAGCGCAGCAACTTCATTAGTTGCAATGAAATTCGACGGGGACGAAAACTATTTTTTTAAAGAAATATTATACAAACCTTTAAACGATATTAAAGGAAGTTTAACGGATGAATTCGAACGTTTAGGAATAGAAAAACACGTGCAAATCATTTGTGATAGCGGTAACGAATTAAACAAAGAGGAAGCACGTAAATTAAAGAATGCAGGATATAATGTAATACAAGCTAAAAAGGGCAGTGGTTCTATTTCTGCAGGTATTGAAACAATGCAAAAAAGTAAAATTCACTATACAACCGAATCTTTAAACATCGAAAACGAATATGAAAATTATTCGTGGAAAGTTTGGCAAGGTATCCAAATGGACGTGCCAGAAGAAAACGGAGATGATCACGCATTAGACGCAATGAAATACGTTATTTCTTGGTTTACAAAAGTTTTTCGTTTAAGTTAAAAATAATTACTATATTTGCTTTTATTAACAATGTTGTGAAACATCGTATTTATGGGTTTATTTGATTTTTTAAAAAGGAATACTATTAATGTGGAGCGTGACCGCAACGGGAACTATACTTATAATTTCCTTGATAATCACGGCTTTACAAATTCCGAAAAGTATTTAGAATACTCATTAAATAACCCCGTTTTACTTTCTATTATTTCTCTGAGATGCAAAATATACTCTCAAATGAAAATAATGCACCTTAATTCAGCAGGTAAACCAATCGAGAATAGTTCAGTACTTCAACTGTTCAAACAACCTAACTACTTTCAATCTCAAGAAGATTTCTTATTTCAGCAAATGTGGTTTTTGTCCGCAGTTGGAACTAATTTAACTTACAAAGTAGATTCTTTAGGCGAAACAAAATCAATGTATAATTTATTACCTAGTGAGATTGACTTAAACAAATCCAACAAGGTAAAATCTTTTATTTATACCAAAGCAGAATTAAAAAACTACGGAGAAAGAAAAATAAAATATACATTAGATGGAGAGGTTTTCGATATTTCTCTAAAAAATCTAATACCTACTTATGACCTTGCCAACGGGTTAACGATTGACTCATTAATGAAATCGCCAAGTAGATTAAAAGGAATTTCAAAAACCATTGAAAACATTGAAGAAAATTTACTTTCTAAAAATGTTAACTTGAAAATGTCACAAAAGTATTTGATGGCTAGTCAAGGAGATGGTAACGAAGCGCAAATACAAGATGGCGATAGAAAAGATATTTTGTCAAAAGTTAGTCAAAAATCTTTATTGATTACTAACGCAAATATCAAAGCACAGCATCTTGTTAGCGATATGAAAAAGCTATTTTTAGACGAACAATTTAGTAATGATGCACTAACTTGTTTAAATGCTTTTGATATGTCTAAAGACGTTTTAAACTACTTTAGCAACGGTTCTAGTACTTATGAGAACAAGGACAAAGCGATGTTAAACTACGTTCAAAATTCAATACAACCCGATGCAAACAATACTATGAATAGTTTTGCAAGTGCATTTGGATTAATTGACAAAGGAGAAAGTTTAGTAGCTAGTTACAATCATTTACCTGTTATGCAATTAGTAACAAAAGCAAAGATTGAAACATTGCAATTGTATCAAAGTACTTTGATATATGAAAATCCAGAGGAACAAAGGCGATTAAGTAACGAATTTAAACTAACTCTAGGATTATGAAACGACCATCAAAACCATTAACCAAAGAAGAAATTGAAAGGTTAAAAGAAATAAAGAAAAAGTCACAAGATAAAATTGTTAAGAAATGACAGTAGAAGAAATCATAAAAAACAAAGAGGAATTAATTGCTATTAAAAATATGGCTATTAAACATTCTGACACTGTTTGCACTTTGCCAATTAAAGACGTTTCAGAAACTATAAAATTAGCAATGGATGAAGACACGATAAACAAGCGTGTAATTGCTAATACTTACTATTGGTTGGATTCTCACGGAGATGTTCACGTAAAAGGATGCTTTACAAAGTCAATAAAAGAAAACGCTAATAAAATATTTCATTTTGACAATCACAAACACTCTTTTTCTGCAAAAGTTGGTAATGTAAAAAGTGTTAAAGAAGTGTCTTTAAAATGGTCTGATTTAGGTATTACAAAAGATGGTAGTACTATTTGCGTTATTGGTGAAACTGAATTAATAGAGGATTTTAATAAACAAGTTTACCAAGCATATAAAAACAACGAAATCACTCAACACTCAGTAGGGATGATTTATGTTAAGATTGATTTAGCAGTAAATAATCCAACAGAAACAGAATACTACAAAAATTGGAATGATGTTTACCCATTGTTAGGCAATCCAGAAAAAGCAGACCAAAACGGATATTTTTGGGTAATTCGTGAAGCAAAATTAAAAGAATATAGTTGTGTATTGTGGGA